GAGCCGGTCCAGTACGGCGAGCTGCCACCCTACCGGAAGCTGCTTGAGTTCATGCCTGACCAAGTCTACATCCTGGACTTCAGCTACAAGGCTCCGGTCCTGCGCGAGTTCCTGGGGTTCTTCCCCAGCACCGTGGTGATCGACCACCACAAGACCTCCGTCGAGGAGCTCGCCGACTTCCCCGAGATCGGGGTCTCCGGCTTCCACGAGTCCGATCTCGGCGTCCAGACCCCCACCTTCTCTGGGGTCCGGGTCTTCCAGGAAAACTCCGGCTGCGTCCTGTCCTGGCTCTTCTTCAACCCGAACGACGAGACCCCCGAGCTCCTGCACTACGTGCAGGACAGGGACCTCTGGAAGTTCGAGCTGGAGCACTCCAAGGAGATCAACGCCTACATCGCCACGCTCCCTTTCGACTTCGAGGTCTGGGCCGATTTCTACATGCCGCTGGCGTACGATGCCGGGAAGGCTGTGCTTGCCTTTCAAGGCGAGCAAATCAGGAAGAGGGTGGAGGGGGCGGAGCTCGTAGAGCTCTATCCGTCGGCGACTGTCCCGCCGTACCCGTTCGTCGTCCCCTGCACCAACGCCTCCGAGAACATCTCGGAACTCGGCGAAGCCCTCTGCCTCGCCTACCCCGACGCCCCGTTCTCCATGACCTACTGCGACCGCCCGGGCGGCAAGCGGAGCTACTCGCTCCGGAGCCGTAACGGCTTCGACGTTTCCGAGGTCGCCAGAGCATTTTCTGGCGGAGGACATGCCAGCGCTGCGGGCTTTACCCTTGACGCACCGAAGATCATTTAAAAGGAGCCCCACAATGTCCGAAACCATACGCACACCCCCGCCGGGGGAGGAAAAATTCACCGGCCTGAAAGCGCTCCTGGAGCGCGCAGGGCTTTCCGTAGACGAGGTGGCCCCCTTCTTCGAGGTCTCCCGCGTCTCCATCTACAACTGGATGGCCGACCACGGCCCCCAGCAACCCCTGATCCGCTCCCGCGCCCTGCGCGTCATCGCCCTCCTGGAGAAGATCGTCGCCTCCGGCGACCTCCCCATGATCGAGGTGCCCAAGGCTGATCGCCCCCAGGTGCTGAAGGCGATCTTCAAGAAGCACGTCGCGGTGCCGGCGAAACCCGCTGCGAGGGCGGAGGATTAGAACCCCGAGAAAGGAGTAGCATCGTGTACACCACACAAGAGCTGAAAGAGATAGCGCTGCGCGCAGCGTTGTCGACCGCCGCCGCAACCGGCCCAAGGGACGTCGTAGCCACCGCCGAGGAGATAGTGGGCGCCGCCTCACAGATCTATGACTGGCTGGCAGCCGAAGAGGTCGAAGAGCCGGACCACTAGAAAGTCTTTAATAAGTTCTTGACACCGATTCACGGCAGGGAGTAACCTGTGCTCCCTGCCTTTTAATGCTTGACTTCGGAGGACTCACCTCAATGGATTTTCTCACAAGGCTCCTCCCAAGCACGGGACTCTACTGCTCGGCACGAACCCACACCGGCTCCGGTTTCATCCACGTTCTCCACCCCTCCCTGACAGAAGCTCTCTCGCACGCCCGAGCCATGGACGCAGCAGGCCACACCATGTACCTGGCGCAGGCGACCTTCAGCATGGAGGCGTACCAGAACTGGCAGTACAACAACTCGCTGCCCACAGGGCACTCCAAGGCTGACCGCAAGACGATCCGCACCCAGAAGCTGGCCGTGGCCCTGCGCTCCTTCTTCGTCGACATCGACTGCGGCCCGGAGAAGTTCGCCCGAGATCCGGAGAAGAGCTACCCGACCCAGATGGAGGCCACTCGCGACCTGCGCCGCTTCTGCCAGGAGGCCAGCTTCCCCTTCCCGGCCCTGGTCTCCTCCGGCCATGGACTCTATGCACACTGGCTGATCGACCAGGACGTCCCGGCCGCGCAGTGGAAAACCCTGGCCGACGTTTTCAAGCAGGTCTTGGCCGCCTACAGCTTCAAGCAGGACCCCAGCCGCACCGCCGACTCGGCCTCGGTGCTGCGTCCAGTAGGCGTCCACAACCGGAAGACCGGCGAGATCAAGGACGTGAAGCTCCTCGTGGATGCCGAGGCCATCACGCTGGACCGCTTCGCCCAGGCTCTCACCAAGGCCGCCGCAGTCAAGAAGATCAAGGCGATGGCTCTGGAGCCCCCGACCAGATTCACCGGGGTGAACGACGAGTTTACCGCCGGCATCGGAGGCCCCCCGGCCTCGGCCCACCGAGTCGCCGACAAGTGCGCCCAGATCAGGCAGGTCAGGGACAGGCGGGGGGACGTCGCCGAGCCGGTCTGGTACGCAGCCATAGGCCTTTTGCGCTACTGCGAGGAGGGCGAGGAGCTGGTGCATGAGTGGTCCAAAGGGCATCCCGGTTACTCGGTCGAGGCCACAGCGGACAAGATCCAGCACCACATCGACTCAGGCTCAGGTCCCACCTCCTGCCAGAAGTTCGGCATGGAGAACCCGGGACCCTGCATGGGCTGCCCCTCGGCCAACAAGGTCAAGAGTCCCATCGTCCTGGGTCGCGAGATCGAGATCGCCGCGGCAGTCACCGAGGAAGAGGCCGACCTGGTCCCCCACGGCTTCACCCGCTCCGAGACTGGTGTCTACTACACCGCCGACGAGGGGGCGCCGCAGCGCATCTACCCTTACGACCTCTACCCGATCCGGGTGGCACACGACCGAAGCCTGGGCTACGAGACCGTGACTATCCGACACCGGATGCCGATCACCGGGGAGTATCAGGAGTTCACGGTACGCTCGGCGCTTTTGCACGACCCCAAAACTTTCCTCATGACCATGGCGGATAATCACGTCCAGGTGACAGGGACGAACGAGAGGAAACACATGATGGCCTATGCGGACACTTACATGGCGAAACTGCGCTCGCTGAAGAGCCTGTCCACGCTCCACTGCCAGATGGGCTGGCGTGCCGACGGACTGGACCAGGCTTTCGTCCTGGGCGAGCAGACCTACCGTATCGACGGGACCGAGGAGGAGACGGGCTATGCGCGGAACATACCAGAGGTGGCGAAAGCGTTTCACGCGGTCGGGGAGAAAGAGGAGTGGGCTGCCGCCACGAAAATCCTGGGGCTCCCCGGGATGGAGCCCTTCGCCTTCGCCTTCATGGCTGGAGCCTTCGGCGCGCCGCTCATGCGCTTCACCGGCTACGCAGGCGCTGTCGTCGCCTTGGTCGGACATACAGGGATCGGCAAGACCTTGGTCGGCGAGTGGATTCTCTCTACATACGGAGACCCCCGCCAGCTGTCGCTGCTCAAGAACGACACCGTCAACGCTCTGGTCTCGCGCCTGGGGCTTTATGGATCTCTACCGCTTTATCTCGATGAGGTCTCCAACATAGAGGGGCAGGAGCTATCCGACCTCTTGTACCGGGTGACCCAGGGGAGGGACAAGGCGCGCCTTGGCCGCGACTCCCGCGAGAAGAGCGTCCTGAACTCGTGGAGCACCGTCGCCATAGCGTCGTCCAACCACTCGCTGGTGGACAAGCTGGCGACCCTGAAGTCCGACGCCTCGGCCGAGGTGAACCGTATACTGGAGGTCTTCTGCCGCCCGGTCGCCGGTTTCGGCCGCGCCGAGGCCACCCGCTGCTATCGCACCTTCCACGAGAATTACGGCTCCGCAGGCCCTGCCTACATCCGGCACATCGTGGAGAACCAGACCGGGCACCGGGATAACATCGACGCGCTCAGTAAGAAGATCGACGCCATGAGCGAGGCCGGCAGCGACGAGCGTTTCTGGTCCGCCATGAGCGCCACCGCGGTCTACGGCGGGCTGATCGCCAAGAAGCTGGGCCTCATCGAGTTCGAGGTGGCGCCGGTCCTGAAGTGGCTGGTGGGTCGGATCAAGGAGCTCCGAAGCGACAAGGAGGAGCTCTCCGCGACCCAGGTCGACGTGCTGGGCCAGTTCCTGGACGAGATGGCGCCCGGCGTCATGGTCACCTCCGGAGACGAGTCGAAGCTCTGCACCATCCTGCGCGAGCCGCGCGGCCCGTTGGTGGCCCGGATCATGACCGACAAGAACCTGCTCTACGTTTCCCGCAAGGCGCTGGCCAAGTACCTGGAGAAACATTTCGCGAGCTACACCGAGCTGAAGGGCGAGCTCACTGAGATCGGCGCGCTCAAGCAGTCCAACATTCGGCGGGTCTTGGGTGTGGGCACCTACATCGGCGGGACGCAGCAGCCCTGCTGGCTGATCGACCTGAACTGCCCCGCCCTGGGGCGGAAGGTGCTCACGACGGTGACCGAGATCCAGGGGTCGAAAAGTCGGATAACGGCGGTGGGGTTGAAGTGAAACGCCGCGACATCCGCCCAGGGAGGGTCTACGAGGGTACAGGCCTACGCATCGTGACCAGGAAAACAGTCACCACGGTCTACTTCATCGTGCTGGAGCCGGCGATGCAGAGGATCAAAAGCTTGCCAGTGCGCCCCAAGGGCGGCGGGCACATGAGTCTACACGGGTTCGCCAAGTGGGCGAGGAGGGAGGTAAGCGGTGCCTGAAGTCACCGAGTCACAGCTTAAAAACGCCTTCCTCAGGCAGAGGCAGGG